TTGTCCGACTTGCACGCAAGAGATTAATGAAAGCATTAAACACGAGAAAAAGACGGAGATTGCAAAGAAGGCCGAGGAAGTTCAGAGCTCGTATCAGAAGGTAAACGATGATATCGCAACCTACCAAGAACAGGTAGAGCAACTGACCACACAAGCAGAGGAACAACGCAAACTCAATTCAGAACTGAATGAGAACAACCTGAAGATTTCTTGGGCACATAAGACTATCGCCAAACTAGAGAAAGAGATCACCCAGGTATCAGATACCAAGACTAATATCGTTGAAGCAACCAATGAACTAGATAACTACATCGACCAGAAGGATTCTCTGATTACTGAGAAGATGGAACTGGATCAGGAGCATGACTACTCCAAGGCAATGATGGAGATGCTGAAGGATACTGGCATTAAGACCAAGATCATCCGCCAGTACCTGCCAGTCATGAACAAGTACATCAACAACTACCTCCAGACCCTAGACTTCTTCGTGCACTTTGAACTGGATGAGGCATTCAACGAAACCATCCGGTCACGTCATCGTGATAGTTTCTCCTATGATTCTTTTAGCGAAGGTGAGAAGCAACGGATCGACTTGGCACTGCTGTTTACCTGGCGCCAGATTGCACGTATGAAGAACAGCGTGGCTACCAACCTGCTGGTCCTGGATGAAACGTTTGATTCCAGCTTGGATAATGATGGCATTGAGAACCTGTTTAAGATTATCTACTCCCTCGGTGAGTCAGCCAACGTCTTTGTTATCTCACACAAGGGTGAAATCCTGGATAACAGGTTTAAGCACAAGATAGAGTTCTACAAGGACAAGAACTTTTCAAAAATAAAATGATTTAGGGGGGTTTACAAGCCCCCTTTTCTGTTGTATAATACTATTTTTAACATAAGGAGGTATATATGTCCAGCAACTGGGCTCTCGATATGAACTCAATGCACAACACCTATGGTGTACATGATGCCGTCGATAAGATGGGCAGTGGTAAACTCAAGCAGTTTCTGGAGTTTCGCCTAAACTTTCTACAGGAAGAACTCGATGAAACTCGCAAGGCGGCCGAGACCATGGACGGTGAAGAGATCGTTGACGGTCTGATTGATCTATGTGTTGTTGCCATTGGTACCCTCGATCTGTTTGAGGTCGATGCACACAAGGCATGGGATGAAGTTCTCAAAGCCAACATGTCTAAGAAGGTAGGCGTCAAGGAATCTCGCCCCAACCCACTCGGTCTTCCAGACCTTATCAAGCCAGAAGGTTGGGTTGGACCAGATCATACAGGTAACACTGGAAAGTTCTAATGTTAAACACTTTATCTAACACAGATAGAAAGCTTCGTATCGGTAAGATCGGCGAGGACATTGTGTCCAGTCACTTCAAATACGCTCAGCAGACAGAAGATTGGTTTGACTCAGAAAAAGATGGTACTGTGGATAGTATCAAGTATGAAGTCAAGACTATGGTCAAGAATAGGAAATATAATGGCTTTTGGATCGAGCAGAATCAGTTCTATAAGGTCGATCATGCTGATGCTCTGTTCTTTGTGCAGATTCCTTCTGAAGAAGATGATCCTGCCCTTCTCTTGCTGATGACCAACCACCGCGATCCGGCCAACTATGAAGAATTTGTGCATAAAGGCGTAAAAAAGCGCAATTACCTATTTACAAAGTGCATGAAACTTGATATTATATCTGATAGTCGTGCTACTGAACTGCATGAACTATCCGCTCCACTTAGAACTTACAAACCACGGAGACCCATATGGTAGAACGTGAATCCGTCAAAGTCCTTAAAGAATGTATTGATCTTCAGATCAAGAAAGGCCAGGACTATCAGAACCCCAAGTCCAACGTGACTCAAGCAATGCACTATCGTAGAGGTATTGATACCCTCCATGATGTAATGCAGGGTAAGATGTATCGCGCTCAGTCTATTCTAGAAAGCGGTACCACTGACCCTAACTTCGAGTCTCTTGAAGACACTTACAAAGACCTGATCAACTATGCCTCCTTTGCAGTATCTTGGCTGCGCGGTGGCATTGATGGTCAAGATACACAACGCAACATGTTTAATGATAAGGTAGATTAAAATGAAAAAGACAATTGAAGCTCAAGAAGTACCATCCGTATACACTTACAAAGAAGGTAACATGGGTAAGATCGTGTTTAAGACTCTAGACAAAGGTATGTATGCCATTGAGTCTAAGAACATTCAACTCGTTAACAAGGTTGATAACTCCATCATTAGCCTAGGTTCATGCAAGCCGGTTTCTTCTAAAGAGATCTACGAGTTCAACTGCCTCCTCCCAAAGACCCGCCTTGATAACACTTTCGTAGGTAAAGTGTACCAGACTTTCATGAATAACAAGAACCTGAACAAGTCTCAATACATCGTAAGGTACTAGAATGAACGTATCAGATATTCGCCAGAGCTTTATCCAAGCTCTGGCCAATGAAGAGTTCACAACTGATCGCACCGGCAGCAAGACCATTGAGCTGATCGGTGCGTCTTTTGTTGCTGATGAACCAGCAATCTTTGGCTCAGTCAATGAAGATTATGTCAAGGCTGAGATTGACTGGTATCAGCTTTCGTCTAACAACATCAATGACATCAACTATGGTGATGAGCCACCTAAGGCCTGGCAGGTTGCTGCAAACAGCTACGGTGAGATCAACTCTAACTACGGCATGCTGATCTACTCTGACAAGTACTATGCTCAATACTATCAGGCTCTAGATGAGCTTATCACTAACATGGATAGCCGTCGTGCAACTATGGTATATCAGCGTCCTTCTATCTGGGAGGAGTATAATGAAAACGGCAAGAACGACTTCATCTGCACTAACGCTGTAACGTACTACATTCGTAGTGGTAAGATTCACTGTGTAGTTCAGATGCGATCTAACGACGTTGTCTATGGATACAAGAATGATTATGCCTGGCAAAGCTATGTTCTCAATGCCATTACACGAGACTATAACTCAAGCTATATGCATGCAGCCGCCGACGCTGACTATCGTAAAAATATGGAAGTCGGCACCATCACTTGGCAGGTCCAGAACCTGCATGTATATGAACGCCATTTTGACCTGGTAAAGTAATGTCTAAATGGGATAAGAGATACTTGGCCCTAGCTGAACAGGTCTCCACCTGGTCTAAGGACCCATCGAGTAAGATCGGTGCCGTGGCTGTCGGTGATAAGGGTCAAGTGCTGTCTCAAGGATACAACGGCTTTCCTCGAGGCATAACTGACCTGTCTGATCGATTGGCTGACAGGCCTGTAAAGTACAAGCTGGTAGTCCACGCTGAAATGAATGTTATATATAATGCATCATATAATGGAGCGTCTCTAGATGGGTCGACTCTCTATGTCTATGGACTACCAGTTTGTTCTGACTGCGCGAAAGGTATCATTCAGGTAGGAATCAAGAGAGTAGTCATGCCTGTACAGGAGATACCTAAGCATTGGGATGAGTCTTGGTCCGAGACTAAGGCTATGTTTGATGAAGCCGGAGTTAAATATGAGTTCCTTGAAGCATGATACAATCTTTGTAGGATTGAATCCAAGCCGCAAGAAGATATCTAGTCAAAAGAACACGGCATACATCAGGTGGTGCGAGTGGTTAGATTACCTAGGACTGGATCGAGTAACCTTCATAAATCTTTCATATGATGTGGACTGGGACTTTAAATTTTCAAGCCTAGATCGCACTTTTATATGTACAAACCTAGAGAACTATAGTAAGATAGTAGCTTGGGGTGACAGAGTAAGTGGATTCCTGAACCGCCTAGGGTTTAGGGATCACTTTGTCGTTCCGCATCCTTCCGGCCTAAACAGGAAGATTAACGATCATAAATACGTATTCACAACACTAGATGAATGTAAGGAATATCTTAATGAGTAAACCAGTGATCCTACTAGGGCGAGGAACTGAAGGCTGCGGCGTGACTCAGTGCGCTATCCAGATGCAGAAGGTTACAGGCGCCACTATCCTTTCTGCAAATGATAAGAAGTGGGGTAGGGCCAAGGGCTTGCCTATCGATCAGGTTGAGATGAATGTAGGTACGGAATGGGAAAAGATGGCGAGCATGATTAACGAGCATGACATCTGCATCGTCTACTCAATACCATCTAAGTCTCATCCGCAGGAATGTCAGGATAATTTTCTCAAGCTCTTGGATGCAGTCACAGTACGTAAAGCGTTTATCAACGTGGATCACAAAGCAGCTTCCATTGCACGTAACGCCAATCTTAAAGAGGTAACTGAAAAGGTAGACGTCATCATGACTCATAGCCTTAAGAACGACTTCTCTAAGTTCATGACTAAGAATCGAATCAAGACTCCTCTTACTAAGATGGGCCTAGGCTTTGACTATGATGGACATCGGGCAAAGTACTGGAAGCCTATCGAGGAGCAGCAGCACAACCTGATCCGCTGGATCGGGCGTACAGCAATGTGGAAGGGGCCATCACTTATGATTGACTTCCACCAGGACGCTTTGATGGATCATAAATACATCACAATCTTAGAAGGCCTAGAGGCAAGCATCCAGTATCCTCTTGTCCTGTATCGTGATAATAATAACAAGGAGCCTACAGATAGGCGAAAGGTGGTAAACTACTTCCGTCCAGAAAAGAAGCACGGTGAGACTCAGAAGTTCTTGCCTGAGTTCTATGGACAGGAGTCTGAAGGTAACGGTGCGTACCTCTACCCTCAGTACGTCAATGACGAGTGCATGGAAAGGATGTCCCTCTCCGCTTTCGGATCTGACCTGTACCACCTCAAAGCTGAAACATATGGAAACAACATTGAGAACTGCCACGCTGAAGTCATAGCTTCAGGTGCAGTACCTATCTTCCACAAGCACTTCTGTGATAACGTGGAGCATAAGGTACAAGGTAAGCCGGTCACCGAATGTAAAGATACCGGCACAATCGGGCTGGACTACTCAAACTTTAATGAGTGTCTAGATATTATGAATAGACTTAAAGCGGACCCTGCTATGAGAGATGATTGGCGTGAGATGGCCTTTGAATTTTGGAAGCAGCACTCAGACTCTGAGCCTGTTATCAATGACATCATGGATAAGGCAATCAGCACGACTGAAAACCAACCACAAGGACTAGAGGTATTTTTTGCATGAGTAAGATTTTTATTACCGGTATTGCCGGAATGATCGGCTACCACACAGCCAAACGACTTTTAGCCGAAGGGCATGAAGTCCACGGCATCGACAATTTTAACGACTACTATGAAGTGGAGCTGAAAGAAGAGCGAGCTCGACTTCTAAAAGAAAAGCACGGACTTGATCCTAAAAACTTGATTACCGGAGATATCCAGCACACTCTATGGAGCACCATGCTTGAAGGTGTAGACCTTGTCATTCACTTGGCTGCTTATGCCAACCCTCGGCATGCTATGGATGAGCCTCAACCGTATATCGATACAAACATCACTGGTACTCAGCGTATCATTGAAGGGTCTGAGGAGCAGGAAGTTCCGGTAGTATACGCCTCCAGCTCATGTGTAATGCACGGTCAGCCTCTGCCTTGGAACGAGCATGATCGTCCAGAGCACCAGAACAATCCATACGGCTGGTCCAAGCGAGCCAATGAGTGTCAGTTCATGCATTCCAAGAACATTCCGTTCTCTGCTGGCCTGCGGTTCTTTACTGTATATGGTCCATACGGTCGGCCAGACATGGCGCTGTTTAAGTTCACCAGCTCAATCGTTAAAGGTGAGCCTATCGAGCTTTACAACTACGGTGATATGAAGCGTGACTTTACATATATTGACGATATCGTAGAAGGTATCAAGCTTGTATCTGATAACATCCTGAACGGCGCACAGAGTGAAAAGCATGAAATCTTTAATATTGGCTATGGCGCTCAGGTAAATCTCGTTGACTTTGTAGATCATATCGAAAAGAATCTGGATCGCAAGGCTGAACGCAAGCTGGTTCCTGCACACCCCGCAGATACTCCTGAGACTTGGTCTGATACGACTAAGCTTCAGAAGCTGGGGTACAAGCCTACAACCTCGATTGAAGACGGGGTGGCTAAGTTCGTTGAATGGTACAAATCTTACTATGGAGTAAACTAATGCGTATTGGTATTGTTGGACACGGCTTTGTAGGCCGGGCGGTAGACTATGGTTTCAGTCAAAGAGGTGTAGAGAAGTACATCGTTGATCCTAAGCATGATACAGATATCGATGGCCTGTCTGTCTTTGATCCATTGGCAACATTTGTTGCTGTGCCTACTCCAATGTCAGATGATGGCAAGATCAACTCGTCTATCGTAGAGAGCTGCGTCAAGGAGCTTATTGAAAAGACAGTAGGCTACATCGTAGTCAAGTCAACAGTCACACCTGACATCATGGAAAGCCTAGCTGCCTTGGCTCCGGAACGAGTCGTCTATAATCCAGAATTCTTAACCGAAAAGAATGCTAACGAGGATTTCATCAACCCAACCATGCACGTCTTTGGAGGTGACTCTTCGGCATGCAGAGCCATCGAGCGCCTGTATGAAGACTTCTCTCTGTGCCGCCAGTGCAACGTGTTTCATGTTACTGTGGCCGAGGCTAGTCTGATCAAGTATGGGATCAACAGCTTCTTAGCTACAAAGGTCCTGTGGTTCAATCAGTTCTATGATGTAGTGAATGGGCATGGAAACTTCAATCATATCCGTCTTGCCATCTCGGCTGATCCTCGCATCGGCACTAGTCATACCGTAGTTCCAGGCTTTGATAATAAGCGAGGCTTTGGAGGTGCATGCTTCCCCAAGGACACCAAGGCGCTTTCATTCTTTGCTCCAGACTTCACCATCCTTGAAAAGGTCATTGAGGAGAACAATAAATATCGCAGCCAGTACAAGAAAGATGAACGTGAATTGGAACAAAACGTAAATTATGACTAGTTATGCTAGCATCGTTCCACTGATTGGTGGAGAGACCTTTGCCATGCAGGATGTATTTGGGACACCACCTGAGTACATCCTGTCCTACTCTGCCTTTGAAGCAAACGACAGTCAGCTTCTTGAGCACTACGAGCGTAAAGTACCTTACTACAAGCTGGATGAATCTGAACACAAGGCAGGAAATGTTGATGTAGTCAACACCGTCTGTCCGTGCGCGGGTCTGTCTAGCCTGAGTGTATCTTCAAGCAGCGACAGCCAGACAAACGACTGGATGATCACTTCTGCAAAGTATGTACTTGAGCAGATTCAACCTAAAGTCTTTTGGGGTGAGAATGCTCCTCGATTAGCAAGTAAGATGGGTGAGCCTGTAGTCAATAAGCTGAGGCAGATTGCACGCGAAAACGGGTATACTTTTACCCTCTACAAGACAAAGTCACTCCTGCACGGTCTGAGTCAAATCAGGGACCGTTCCTTTTACTTTTTCTGGAAAGGTAGCGGTGTTCCAAAGTTTGACTACTACAAGAGACCTCATACTCGAATAGAGGATCAGATCAGGTCCTCAGCCAGAAACGACGATGATCCAATGTCTCAGATCATTGTTCAAAAGGAAGCACCTACGGATAACCCGTTCTATAAGTACGTACTTGAAGAGGTCCACGGCGGCATGAACCACAGTGACTTCTTTAAGATGATTGACAGGACTACAAATGTTCTTCATCACTTTGAGGATAACGGCGGAAGCTACTATGACATGGCCAGCTGGCTGACTGATAAGGGGTATGAAAAGCAGGCATCTAAGGCTACTCGAATGGCTGACAAGCTGGCAGCAGGTGGTAACATCATGAGAAAGACGACTGAGATTCCTAAGGACTATATCGGAGCCTTTGTAGGACATATGCCTTATATGATCACTCATCCAGACGCTGATCGGTACCTGTCTGTAAGAGAGTGCCTAGATATCATGAAGATGCCTAAGGACTTTCAGCTTCAAGGCGGAATCAAGAACCTGAACATGATCTGTCAGAACGTTCCTGTGACTACGGCCAGAGACATGGCTGAAAACGTCAAGAGATTTGTAGACGATGAGATTGAGATGTATGGATCGGACTTTGCCATCCAGGACAATAAGATTCAGGACTTTTGGTATGATGTTAAACCAAACACACTTGAGGCATTTTTATAGTTTACAATCGTATTCTATTATGGTATAATCATCATATAAATTAACTATGGATGTTGTTATGAAATACAGTGAAGATCGTATCCTTAAGGAAATGGATCAGTATATCCGGGGTACGTATGACAAGCACTACTCCAAGAACAAGTTTCAGGCTACTGAGTTCATCATTGATTCCGGACACGGCATGGGCTTTTGTCTTGGCAACGTAATGAAGTACGCTCAACGCTATGGAAAGAAAGGTGGACGCAATCGCGATGACCTGATGAAGATCGCACACTATGCGATCATGGCTATGCATGTGCATGATTTGGAAGAAGGAATTAATAATGCAAGCGAATGATATGCTCGAGGTGCTACAGAACTTCGGGTCAATTAACCAGAACATCGTGTTCAAGCAAGGCACTGCTCTCAGCATCGTGTCTGAAGCCAAGAATGTTATGGCTAAGATTGAGCTCGATGAACCTATCCCTATGGACTTTGGTATCTATGATGCTCAAGAACTCGTACGAGTCATGAGTCTAGTTGATGATGCTGAAATCCAGTTTAACGAAGACTCGCTGTCACTGGCAGGTAACGGTTCTAGTATCAAGTACTACTACTCCGATATCGATATGCTGACTCAACCACCTAGCCGTGACGTGACTATGCCTGAACCAGAAGTCAAATTCACTCTGACTCAGGAAACCCTGAACAAGCTTAAGCGGGCCGCATCGGCTCTTGGCCACAAGCAGATCAAGGTCGATGCTGACGATGAGTCTGTAAAACTAGTGATTACCGATACTGGCAACGCAACAGCCAATAACTTTACTATTCGTGTAGAAGGTGAGGCTACAGGCGACCTTAGCGCCGGGTTCACTATCGGTATTGATAATTTGAAGCTTATGCCTGGTGATTACGAGGTACAGGTTTCAAGTAAATTGATCAGTCACTTTAAGAACACTGATCGCAATGTCCAGTACTGGATCGCTCTCGAGAAAGACAAGAAAAAATAGAAGGAAATATTTCTAATGAATGACTCTCAATTTTATGACCTGAACCTCAAGGTAGCTCGTTCATCAATCGCTATCATTGATGCAATCGTCCAGCGCGGAGCCTTTAAGGGTGAAGAGCTGTCCACTGTAGGAGGCCTGCGTGATCAGTGCGTCCAGCTTATCCAGCAGACTGAAGAGCGCCAAGAAGACGCTGAAGAAGAGGACGAGGAATAGCATGGGAAAGTGGACTGATGAATACACCTTGGAGCGTATCACCTACGATCCTGAAGGTGAAGTAGAAAGCCGAGTCTACCATACGTTTAAAGCTGATGAGATTACAGAGCTTCTTGATAACATGACATACTTTATTCAAGGCTGCTCATTCTCTTACGTAAAAGGCTTGACCGCAAATCGGGAATCCGATTAATCTGTTTACATTGACCCCTAACTGTGATATAATCTTTTTACTCTAACAGTAAGGCACTATATAATGAATGATGATTTTCTCTGGGTAGAAAAATACCGTCCACAGAAGATCGATGATTGTATTCTCCCGAAGTCACTGCTCGATACTTTCAAGCAGGTCCTGGCTTCGGGAGAACTTCCTAATATGCTCTTTACGGGTACTGCTGGTCTCGGTAAGACTACGGTAGCCAAGGCACTGTGTAACCAACTTGATCTGGACTACATCCTGATCAACGGTTCCGAGGAAGGCAACATCGATACCCTTCGCAATAAGATTAAACAGTTTGCATCCTCTGTATCCCTGACTGGCGGATACAAAGTAGTTATCCTTGACGAGGCTGACTACCTCAACGCACAATCATTTCAACCTGCACTTCGTGGATTCATCGAGGAGTTCTCCAGTAACTGCCGGTTCATTCTCACCTGTAACTTCAAGAATCGTATCATCGAGCCACTGCACTCACGCTGTGGTGTCTATGAGTTCAACACTAATAAGAAGATGCTTGCCGAACTGTCTATGCAGTTTATGAAGCGTCTGACTAAAATTCTAGAACAGGAAAGTATTGAATATGATAAAAAAGTTTTGGCTGAACTTATCATTAGGTTTGCGCCTGATTGGAGAAGAGTTATTAATGAGTGCCAGAGATATTCTCTCAGCGGTCGTATCGACACTGGCATTCTTAGTCTTCTTTCCAATACTTCTGTTAATGACCTTATTGGATATCTTAAGGCTAAAAACTTCAAAAAGATGAGAAGCTGGGTAACCAGCAATATAGATACAGACACATCTGGAATCTTTAGAAAGATTTATGATAGTATGTATGAAACTATTCAGCCTGGAAGTATTCCGCGTGCAGTACTGATTCTTGCTGATTACCAGTACAAAAATGCCTTTGTGGCTGATCATGAACTTAATGTTGTTGCCTGCTTAACAGAACTAATGGCGGAGGTAGAATGGAAATGAAACATCAACTGACCCTGTACACACAACCCCAATGCATGTACTGCGATATGATGAAGACTAAGCTTGACGATTGGGGTTACAAGTATATTACAAAAAACATTCGAGAGGATGATACTGCTCGAGCTTTTATTGTTCTTGATCAAGGATTGAAGACTGTCCCACAACTTTTCTATGGCCATACTCATATCAACCCTAACATTAACACCGAGG